GTGTATGGACGATCGGCTATGGCTGGACTCAGCCTGTCGACGGCAAACCAATCCGCGCCGGGATGACGATTAAGCAGGAAACGGCAGAGCGTCTGCTGAAGACTGGACTGGTCAGCTACGAAAGCGACGTGTCCCGCCTGGTTAGAGTCGGCCTGACTCAGGGGCAATTCGACGCCCTGGTATCGTTCACGTACAACCTCGGCGCCCGGTCACTGTCGACATCGACCCTTCTGCGAAAACTCAACGCCGGTGATTACGCTGCCGCAGCCGATGAGTTCCTGCGCTGGAATAAAGCTGGCGGCAAAGTCCTGAATGGGCTAACCCGTCGGCGTGAGGCGGAGCGCGCTCTGTTCCTGTCGTGATTGGCGCGCTGCTAAGGCGTTACTGGTTACAGTTGCTGGTGGTGGCGGTAATCGGCGTGCTGGTGTTCTTCGTGAACCACTACCGCGACAACGCCATCACCTACAAAGACCAGCGCGACAAGGCGACGGTCAGGGCAGAAACATCGGAGTCGATCACCAGCAACGTGATCACCACGATGAACCTCATCCGTGAAATTTCACAGGATACCCAGAATGCAAAGACCGAACTGGCCCATAAAGGCGAAACGCGCATTGTCTACATCAGGCAGGCGCTTGAAGGAGATCCGTGCGCTAACCAGCCTGTTCCTTCTGCCGCTGCTGACAGCCTGCGGGAATACGCAGACAGTTTACGTGCCAGCCCCAGTGGTGCCGATAAGCACTGATCTGACCGCAGACACGCCGATCCCCGGAATGGTAGTTCCGTTCACGTGGCAGGCAAGTCTTGAGTTAAACGCTCAGCTCTATACGGCGCTGGGGCAGTGCAATCTGGATAAGTCTGCGATCAGGAAAATTGAAGAAGTGAGAAAAAAATAAATTGAAATCGAGAAATGAAAGTAGTAAAAGTCAGTCATGCTGTGAGCAGTCCAGCTGAAGAGAAATCATTAAGTGTCAAATACAAAATTCTGAGCCTCGGCAATTGCCGGGGCTTTTTTGTATCCGCATTTCACCGCGCACCGCAGCGCATTCAAACCACGTCGAACCAAACCCTTTGAAATGAGCCTTTGAGGAAGTCAGTTAGTGCTGGCGAGCCTCGACGGGCTGATTTCCTATGCGGCAAAGGTTCATCTCAAAGAAAGGTACACGCTATGAATAATCCGTCAGTTATTCCGGCTTTCGATTTTCGTGAAATGGTCACGACCCTCGACAACAAGATAATCACCACATCACTCAAGGTGGCTGATTACTTTGGCAAGCGACACAAAGACGTTTTGCGTGCCATACGTAACATGAAATGCTCCGATGACTTCACCCAGCGCAATTTTGCGCCCATTGATTTCATTGATAAAAATGGCGATGTTCAGCCTATGTATAACATCACCCGCGACGGATGCATGATGCTCGTGATGGGATTCACTGGCAAAACAGCTGCCGCAGTAAAGGAGTGTTATATCAATGCCTTTAACTGGATGGCCGAGCAGCTAAACCGACGCATGGCGATGGGTGAAGAAATGCAGCACCGCTACGCCATTAAAGAAACGCGCTCAAAGCTGAAAGGCACGATCGGCAGCCGGTTGATGAACGAACGGAAGAAGGAAAAACGCGTGCTGAGGCTCGAACATGAGCACATCATGCAGGTAACGCAGCCTGAGTTGTTGATTAACTAAGCGGGCCATTACAAAGCCTATCTGCGGGTGGGCTTGATAATGCCGTAGCGCTCTAAAAGTTGAAGCCTTTTCGATAGGCAAACTGTTTTGACGATCTCGTTGATTGATGGCGAGATGGCAATTACAAATGAAATTAATAAGTTTGTGGACATGTAACCTCCTATAGAAAAACGAGGCAGAAGAGTTCTGCTTCTATAGTGGTCTCTAATTATTTTGCTGCGGATCCCTTCCATCAGGAGTGGTCTTTAATGCAGATATCACTTTGTCCAACATGTTGGACTTCACAAGCGGATAAAGAGGCTCTCAATGTCCGATATCTACCAAATCACGCTAACCACCCAAACAGGCCAGTGGCTGTATTTCGCTCCTGCCGATGTGAAGCGCGTGCAGTTTACGCCGGTACAGGCAGAGCAGACCGAACAGCCAACAGAACAAGCAACGGAGTAAGTCATGGCGATAAGCAAAGAGCTTGAAGTTCAAAGGCTGGTTATCTTGGGTGCTGTTTCAACGCTGGGTGAGGAAATCAGAAGCGAAATCTTCGACCTGAAGGAGCAGATTTTGAAACTGTGCAGCAATGCCAGCGAGAAAGAATATGCAATGACAGCTTTATCCCTCGCAGCGATCGAGCAACAGAAAGAAATTCCGGAGTAACCCATGGTTAACGATGACGAGCGCAGGCCATATCCGCCAGTTAACTTCATCGACTCCGAAAGCTGGCAACCATACCCCCGGCTCATTCCCGCCAATGAAGTGCATGAGTGGGTAAGTCGCCAAATCCTCAGCGATACCGGAAGCATCCATAACCCTGACCACGAACACCTGTTAGAGGCTGACCTCTGCTTCATGTGGGCGTCTGACTCTTTCGCGAAGAAAGGGCGGTATGTCCTCGGCCAAGCCGAGCAGGTAATGCTACGCGCCGGTGGTTGGCAGAAAGCCAGAATGGAACAGCAGATGCATGAATGGTTCGGGCGAATCCCGAAGTTCATCATCACGCTGGCAGCCGATTACTGCTCACAGTGCACCGACCTTGAATTCTGCGCGCTTGTAGAGCATGAGCTTTACCACATCGCCCAGGCCACCGATGATTTCGGAGCGCCGAAGTTCAACAAAGAGACCGGGCAGCCAGTGCTCAGACTGCGCGGCCACGATGTCGAAGAATTCACTGGTGTCGTACGTCGATACGGTGCAAGCAAAGAAGTACAGGAGCTCGTTGATGCGGCCAATTCGCCAGCAGAAGTGGCTCACATCGCTATAGCCAGGTCATGCGGGACGTGCATGCTAAAGCTGGCGTAACGCTTTATTCAGATTGTCATGGAGGTAGCCTGTGGCAGCATTATCGACAGAGGTTAAAGCCTTCATCGTTCAATCACTCGCCTGCTACGAGACCCCGGTAAAAGTCATTGAGCTTGTAAAGGCTGAATATGGCATCGATGTCTCACGGCAGCAGGTGTCGCAATATACGCCCGGCAACGCAATGGCGGCCAAGTTGAGCCAGAAGTGGATTGACCTGTTCAATGCCACCCGTAAACGATTCCAGAATGAAATCGCCGACATCCCGATCGCAAATAAAGCGTACCGGTTGCGGGTTCTAGATCGAATGGCGACCAATGCTGAAAAGATGAAGAACTACGGCATGACCTCTCAACTTATCGAGCAGGCCGCCAAAGAAATGGGCGATGCCTACACTAATCGGCAGAAAGTCGAGCATACAAGCCCTGATGGCAGCATGACGCCGCAGCCGACAATCATCCAGCTACTACCCGTTGAGCCGAAATCATGAGTGAAGCCGTTCAACTGCCGATCCCCGCCAAGCTTGCGCCGCTGTTCACTGCGGTGAATAAGCGTTATCGATGCTCGCACGGTGGACGTGGTAGCGCCAAGACGCGCACATTTGCGCTGATGACTGCCGTAAAGGCTTACCAGTCGATGATGAACGGTGAAAGCGGCGTAGTGCTCTGCGCGCGTGAGTTCATGAACTCGCTGGAAGAGTCGAGCATGCAGGAGGTGAAACAGGCGATCCTATCTGTTCCATGGCTGGCTTCCAACTTTGACATCGGCGAGAAGTACATCCGCACCATCGACAAGAGCGTTAACTACGTGTTCTGCGGTCTCCGGCATAACCTCGACAGCATCAAGTCGAAAGCGCGCATCCTGCTTTGCTGGGTAGATGAGGCTGAATCAGTCAGCGAAATAGCCTGGCAGAAGCTGAGCCCGACAGTTCGTGAAGAAGGCTCAGAGATTTGGGTGACGTGGAACCCGGAGCGCGACGGTAGCGCCACGGACAAGCGTTTCCGCAAAGAGGCTGGTGACGACTGCATCACCGTTGAAATGAACTACACGGATAACCCGTGGTTCCCCGACGTGCTGGAAGGCGAGCGACAGAACGATCAGCGACGCCTCGACCCGGCGACATACGCATGGGTGTGGGAAGGCGCCTACCTCGAAAACTCCGATAAGCAGGTGCTGGCCGGGAAATACCGGATCGCTGAGTTCTCGGACCAGTTATGGAAAGAGGCCGAGCGCCTGTTCTTCGGAGCTGACTTCGGTTTCGCGAAAGACCCGAACACTCTGGTGCGTTCGTTCATCCTGCACAACCGGCTGTACATCGAATACGAGGCATACGGTCAGCAGACAGAGCTCGACCACATGCCAGAGCTGTACGACACGATTCCAGGCGCGCGTGACTGGCCCATCAAGGCCGACTCCGCTCGACCCGAGACGATTAGCTATCTCAAGCGGCAGGGATTCAACATCTCAGCTGCCGAGAAATGGCAGGGGAGCGTTGAGGACGGTATCGCCCATCTTCGCGGTTTCGACGAAATCATTATCCACCCGCGTTGCAAGAACGTGGCGCGTGAGGCTCGCATGTGGTCGTACAAAACGGACCGCATCACCGGTGAGGTGTTGCCTAAGCTCGCCGATGGCTATGAGCACTGCTGGGACGGTATCCGCTACAGCCTCGACGGTCACATTAAGCGTAAGGGCCAGATGGCCGGGATGATGATTCCGAAACGCCTTCGCTAACCAAACGGAAAAACCATGACTGACAAATTAACTCTCGCCGTCAACCATGCGTTGAACGATGCGCGGATGGCGCGCGCCCGTATGGGGCTGATGGCGCCTACAATGGGGCTGGACAATAAGCGCCATTCCGCATGGTGCGAATATGGCTTTCCTGAGCAAGTCACCTACGAAAACCTCTACGCACTGTACCGTCGCGGTGGAATAGCCCACGGCGCAGTAGAGAAGCTGGTGGGCAAGTGCTGGCAGACGAACCCGGAAATCATCGAGGGTGATGATGCCGATGAGAGCGAAGACGAAACCACTTGGGAGAAAAAGTCCAAGCAGGTATTCAACAATCGGTTCTGGCGCTCATTTGCTGAGGCGGATCGCCGTCGTCTGGTGGGTCGTTATGCAGGCATCCTTCTGCACGTCCGCGATGAAAAAGACTGGAACCTTCCGGTTACCAAAGGGCGAGGCCTTCAGAAAATATCTGTGGCATGGGCAGGTTCGCTCACGGTAAGCGAGTGGGATACCGGACTGAACTCGAAGACGTACGGTCAGCCGAAGATGTGGCAGTACGCCGAACGGTTGCCGAATGGTTCAAGTCGCCGCGTAAATATCCACCCCGACCGCGTTTTCATCCTTGGTGATTACTCTGACGATGCCATTGGGTTCCTTGAGCCAGCTTATAACGCCTTTGTGAGTCTGGAGAAGGTAGAGGGTGGATCCGGCGAGTCATTCCTGAAGAACGCCGCGCGCCAGCAGAACATCAACTTCGACAAAGAGGTTAATTTTGGTGACCTGGCTTCGATGTATGGCGTATCGGTTGATGAGTTGCAGGAGCGTTATAACGATGCGGCAAGAGAGTTAAACCGAGGGAATGACACGCTACTCATTACCCAAGGGGCCAACGTTACATCGCTGGTTTCTCCGGTTTCAGACCCTTCGCCGACATACGATGTAAACCTGCAAACAGCTGCCGCCGGAGTTGATATCCCGACGCGCATTCTGGTTGGTAATCAGCAGGCCGAGCGCTCCAGCACCGAAGACCAGAAATACTTTAATGCTCGTTGTCAGTCGCGCCGCGTAGACCTCTCTTTCGAAATAGAGGACTTCTGCGACAAGCTTATCGATCTGCGAATCGTAGACTCAGTCAGCCAGAAGGCTGTTATCTGGGATGACCTTAACGAACAGACCGGCACTGAGAAGCTCACTAACGCCAAGACCATGGGTGAGATTAACCAGACCATGCAGGGCAGCGGCGATGAACCCGCGTTCACCCGTGAAGAGATTCGCACGGCTGCGGGATATGACAATGACGACGAAGAGCCTTTAGGAGAAGAGGATGGCGACGAAGAAGACGAAGCCACCAATTCTACCGCGTAACTATCAGGATCCGACCGGGGCCGATGCGCTGGAACGCCGGGCAATGAAAGACTTCGCCAGGCGGATGAATAAAATTGGCAAAGCGTACAAATCAGCACTCGACAAAATACCTTCCTCCCTCGCAGTAAACGCCAGATACGAATACCAACTAAACCCAACGCTACTCTCCATCATCCTGAACGATGCCAGTTACCTGGTGGATCAGGTGCTGCTTGAAGGTGGCGATTACGACCTGTGGTTTTACGAGTACATCGATCTTGCGTCGGAGAAAGGAACCGGGCAGTCGTTCTACAACCTCAGCCAGCAATCCCCAGTGTATGCAGCAGGGCGTGAGTCGCTGGCGTCCATCCTCGCAAGCGACCCGTACCAGCAACGCATGGCGCTGGTGCATGCCCGTGTGTTTGAGGAAATGAAGGGACTGACGGCAGAAGTTAAGCGCGACATGGCGCGCGTGCTGACTGATGGCGTGGGTCGTGGTCTCAATCCGCTGGAAATTGCCCGCAACCTGACAGACCAGACCGGCATCGAGAAGCGCCGGGCGAACCGGATAGCACGCACTGAAGTGACGACCGCGCTGCGCCGGGCTAAATGGGATGAAGACCAGGAGGCGAATGACCTTTACGGCCTGAAGACGCTTCTGGTTCACATTTCAGCGCTGTCTCCGACAACCCGACATACCCACGCAGTGCGCCATGCCCACCTCTACACCAATGAAGAGGTTCGTGACTGGTACAGCAAGGATGGCAATTCCATCAACTGCAAATGCAGCCAGCAGTCGGTGCTGGTGGATGCGGACGGTAATCCGGAATACCCGGACGCCATCACGAAACTCAAACAGGAATATAAATATATGCAGGCGCGCGGTTACGCCTGGGCGGAGAAATAACTATGCCTATGCAAGTCAACATCACCACGAAGGTGAACAGTCAGTCTATCCGGCGCGAAACATACAACGGGCGTGAGCATCTCGTGCTGCCGAGTTACACGCTTCCGGCGAACGTCGTCATGAATGGCGGCTTGTACACGCAAGAACAAATCGACGCCCACTATAAGGGACTGGAAGGCACCCTGGCACCGCTTGGGCATCCTCAGGTTAACGGTCAGTTTGTATCTGCTTTCTCGCCTGAGGGGATTAACGCAGGCCATATCGGCGCGTGGAACCGCAACGTTAAGAAGTCCGGGAATCGCATCTACTTAGAAAAGTGGGTTGATGTGGCCCGTGCCAGAGAGTCTGAAGGTGGAAGGGAGCTGCTTGAACGTGTCGCTGCCATTGAGCGCGGTGAAGACGTTCCGCCGATTCATACCAGCGTGGCCGCGTTCCTCGATCAGCTTGAGCCGAACGAGCAGGAGCGCGCAACAGGTGCGGAGTGGGTGGCTGATATCCATCGCATGGACCACGACGCAATCCTGCTTCATGAAGTCGGAGCCGCCACCCCTGAGCAAGGTGTGGGCCTGATGGTCAATGCCGATCTGGCACAACCGCTTAAAGCGAACTCGGGCGCGCTGGTGGGTGAATCCTACCGGGAGCGCGAACAGCGTCTCGATCGCGCAGCCAAAGCGAAGTTTGCGTCGGGCGCGGATGAATACGCCTGGATTGCTGACTTCACTGACTCGCAAGCTGTAATCATCCGCAACGGCGGCAGCGCTGAGGTGTTTGGCTACAAGTCTGAGGGCGGAGTTATCACCTTCGACGATACCGGCACCGCAGTAACGCGCCAGGAGTCGTGGGTGGCGGTCGTCGCTAACAAATTCAAAGCTCTATTCACACCGCAGGAACAGCCTGCGCCAAACCACAAAACGGAGGGCGACATGCCTTTAACCAAAGAAGAACTGGAACAAATCGGCAGCATGATCGGCCAGGCTGTTGCGACCAATACTGAAGCGGCTATTAAGTCTCTCGCGGAAAAGGTTGATGCGCTACAGGCCAACCAGAAGCAACTCGCTGACACCCTTACCGCCAACTCACGCGCTGAAGAGAAAGCCAAGCGTGATGCGGTTGCTAAGGTCCATGGCGACATCGTGGCCAACGCGCTTTCTGGCGATGCCCTGGACGCAATGTTCAAGTCGCTGGGCGAAGCTGCTCCGCTGGGCACCAACAATGCTCAACAGCACAAAGAAACCGGCGCACCTGCCGCAGACGAACACTTCAAGTAAGGAGCCGGAATAATGCCACGTTATCGTCGCGTTAATATCGACGGTCAGTCTCTGTACAAGACCGAAACCCGCACTACGGCCGCAGCGCTACTCCCGGGTACCGCCGCAACCATCAACTCATCAGATAAATTCGCTCAGGCCACTGCGCTAACCGGACGCCTGTACATCATCGATGTCGGTTACCACCAGGGACTGACCATCACAGAAGCAATCCCGTCGGGTGATTCCGCCGTCGGCAACTACGTTGAGGAAGGGCGTGAACTGGCGCTGCTATGTAAAGCTGGGGTGTACGCCAAAGATACACCGATCAAGTTAAGCACAAGTGGTCAGTTTGGCATCGCAACGGCTGATACAGATTCAGTAATTGGCTATAGCCAGGACGCCGCAACCATTGCTAATGGCGAAACAGATTTCATCCGCGTGCGCATGCGCGTTGGCACTGCCGCCGCTGCTGGCGCGTAACAAAAGGACAAAAACATATGTACTTCTCAAAAGAGACGCTGGCGACTAACTCCCGCCTTGGCGGGCACTGGAGTGAGCTGTGGGCAAACCGCAACATGTGGAACCTACAGAACGATTCCATCATTGCGGCTAACCGCGCAATCATGACGCCTGACATGCTGGCCTGTAACGCCGTTGGCGGTTTCTCCCGTGACTTCTGGGCTGAGATTGATAACCAGGTGCTGCAACTGCGGGATCAGGAAGTTGGCATGGAAATCGTGAACGACCTGATCGGAGTTCAGACGGTGCTGCCGGTCGGTAAAACCGCCAAGCTGTATAACGTGGTTGGCGACATCGCCGATGACGTGTCAGTAAGCATCGATGGTCAGGCGCCGTTCTCCTTCGACCACACTGACTACGCGAGCGACGGCGACCCGATTCCGGTGTTCACTGCTGGCTACGGTGTTAACTGGCGTCATGCTGCTGGACTGAACTCTGTGGGCATCGATCTGGTGCTGGACTCGCAGATGGCGAAGATGCGCAAGTTCAACCAGAAGCGCGTCAACTACTACCTGAACGGCGATTCAAAAATTCAGGTTCAGTCCTATCCTGCGCAGGGCATCAAGAACCACCGCAACACCAAGAAGATTAACCTCGGATCTGGAGCTGGTGGTGCGAATATCGACCTGACCACTGCTGACATGACCGCGATCTTCGCGTTCTTCGGTAAAGGCGCATTCGGTACCACCGCACGCACGAACAAAGTCGCCGCATACGATGTGATGTGGGTTTCCCCGGAAATCTGGGCAAACCTGGCGCAGCCGTACGTGGTGAATGGCGTTGTAAGCGGCACTGTGTTGCAGGCTGTGCTGCCGTTCGCGCCGGTGAAGGAAATCCGCATGAGCTTCGCGCTGACCGGTAACGAGTTTATCGCGTACGTTCGTCGCCGTGACGTGATTTCTCCA